TTCAATTGAATTGTGTAGGCACCGATGGTTCCAGCTGTTATTTTTGCTGCGGTCAGTGAACCAATATACTCTTCATCTATCAAAGGAGTATCTCCAGATTGAACTATCTGACTCCAGTCACTATGGTTACCAGAAGTATCAATGGTTCTAACTCGTCCGTAATATTTAACTGGATTAGTTGTAGTCCCAGTTTCTGTTGTAGAACTGTTTGATTCTACAGAAATTAAAAACACATTACTTGCAGAAAAACCGGTTCTATGAGGAATCTCTCCAGACTTTGGCTGATATACAGCTTCAACGATTTCAACTTGTGACTCTGCGTAAAGTTCGTACTCATATGTTTCTGCATCTTCGTCAACGCTAACATCAAATTTAAATAAAACACTAAAAAATGAAACAGCTAACTCAAGTCCAGTAGGTGCATTTGGTATTGTGGAATCTTTAGGTGTCGAAAACCTAATTGAGTCGGCGTACTGAGATACAACGTTGACATCACTGTTTTTGCTTCTAACAGTAACCAGATATTCTTTGTCGGGTTTTAGATTTTCTATATTAACAGGTATAATTGCCATTATCTAACTCCTGCTATTTTTACAAAAACGTTATCAACTTGATTAAGTAGTTCATCTCCAACCTCTAAATATACATTATAACTAAATGAATAAGAATCTATTTTAATATTATTTCCACGGGAAAGAATATTCTTTTCATACATAACCTCTAGCTCTGCTACATAATCTCTTTCTTCAAAATCTTCCTTAGAAAATAGTTCTATAGCCTCTAGTGAGGATGAAGAGAAACAATCTATTATTTGCCAATCTAATGCCGTGTATGATTGAGACTTACTAGTTTCAAGAGCAGTAAATTTTATTTTAAACTTACCATAGTCAGCTCCCTTGCTTCCATTCAAAGAAAACTTAGGTCCAGAAAAATTTATATAAAGTTTTGCACCGGGCTTACTTGATAATCCCTGCTCCCAATCTTTTGTTGAATTGATAAAAGAAAAGTTATAGCTTGAGTCAGAAGAAAGGCCAACTAAATAATCACTTTGATCAACTTCTGAATAAGACCCATAATATGGATTAGAAAGCCCTGACAATGAAATTTGATAGTCGTCAATTCCACCGTTATCGACAGGGTTTAACTTTCTTATATTTGGAGTAGAATAATATATGCAATATGATCCGGGAACTTCCACTGCGGCATTGTGTTTTTCTGCCACCTGAAAATAAATATAGTCTCCATTAATGACTGTTTTTACTGGAATAATCTCATCCAAAATTTCATATGTAACTATATATGATGTTTGATCTTCCACATTTTGAATAGTTGAAGACTTATAGATATTTATATTTAAATCTTTAATGTTGCAAAAAAGCCAAAAACCAACTTCTAAATCATCCCTGGGAGTAAATGCCTGAATAACCCTTTTACAGTAAGGGTATGAATAGTTTGAATTAACGGTAGAACTACTAACTGTTTCATTTGATTTTAAATATTTTAACCAAGACATGTTATGTTACTTCCGTATAAATAATCTCGTATTCATAATCATCTATTATATCATCATCGACTTCTATATTAAGAACAGCGTCACACCTAGGTAGACCGTTCACTATATCCATGTTAAATTTAGATACATTAACCTGTAAAGGTTTTGATACAACCTGTTGGGCGTACTCAGCTGTTTTTGCCAAAGAATAGTCGATATCTAGTGAAGATATTTTTCTTGATCCATCAGATCCTGTGTGGGCGTGATCACTGACATCTACTCCATCTATAGTAACGCCCTCAGAAACAAAAATGTCTCCTATAATTTTTCCACCATCTCTCAATAAATATTGAGGATGATCATTTTCTTCTAGACCTGACAAAAGCTGATGATCAGATTTTAATACATCTTTTCTTGTCAGCGAAATAACAGCTCCCTTAAATATTTGAGCATACGGATCATTGCTTATGTTCAATAAAACATTTGGTTTCTGTATTCCTCTAATAGATAACTGCGAAATGTAGTTTGCGTACTTTCTTTTTTCGTGAATTAGCTGCATTAAAGCGTCTGTTTTACCCATGGCTATGTGGTGTCTGTCAACAACGTCTGCCATAATAGATGTAAAATTTCCCCTAAGTAAAGCTGAAGCTATCAACATTTCTTCCGTTAAAAAAGGAAACTTTTTTCTAAAAGAAGTTGTTTCATACTCTAAGTCAAATGAGTTTCCTATTTCAGAAGAAAAATTTAAACCAGGGCTTAAATATCTTGTATAAAATATGGTTGAGTTATCTTCCAAATCTCTTCTTAGACTTTGTAAAATATCTTCTATTTCAGAATCTACAGCATTTAGTTTAATCGCAAAAAAAGCTTGGAACTTTGAAGCGTGTTCTTTCGAGATTTTATCCAATTCGGTTGGTGGTATCTCTCCCGGCTTTGAAATGATTGTTTTTGCAACCCTGCTCGAATAATGTTTGGCCGTTTTGCACCATGCGTCAAAGTGTGCTGCGACTTTTTGCTGTAATTCATTTTCATAGTCCTCCTTAAAGTCTTGTGATAAAGACATTTGTATGGATAATATTTCTTTTTGTAAAGATTTTAAAAGCTTTCTAAACTGTAAGAAATAAGAAAAGGTAGAATGAGCTATAGCTTGGTAAAATTCCTCTAAGAATTTTCTTGAAATAGTAGAATTTAACTTTTCTGCAAAAACAAGCTGATCAAACGTGATATAGGAAGGAATTGGTATGCGAATCTTCAGCTTTTCACTATCATTATCTGATGCACTATCGGGGGCTGGATATGGCTGAATGGTGACTATGTCACTGTTATTTTCAAGATCTTTTTCTGTAATCTCAAACGGCTCTGAGCTTTCAACTTCTTCGTTTGAGCTTATCTTCATACTCTCACTGACTCTAGTATTGTACACTGCAACTGCTTCAGGAAAGGTGGTGTATAGATTTTTGTGAAGTTCTTCCCATAAACTTTCGTGACAATACAATAAATCAGAGTTTATGTTTGCATTAATATAGATCTTCTTAATGAGGCCCTCTATATCATCTATAGTGTCTGTAACTAGAGTTTGAGCAGAAGCTGCCTCTTGTCTAATGAAATCTATTGGTATAGAATATGCCTCTTTGACTGCACTATTCGGTGGTCGATTATATGCGCTTTCGCCTGATGATCTATATATTGATCCGGCTGAAACATTTTTATAGGCAACGTCTTGAAACTTGTAGTCACCATAAATATTGCTCTGTACGTCGGAGTATGTTTCTTGATTATTTACGTCTGTCATTAGAACATCCTCCTAACTCTTTTGTAGGAATTTGATTTGCGAAAACCTTTTGAAGGATTTAGTGCCTGAGATCTATTAGATACTAGTACCTTATCTTTTTCTTGATCATCTGAATCTGCGCTAGATTGCTGACTAGCAAAGAAGTGATTAGAGAAAGATTCTGTATTGGTGGCATAATTTGTTTTAGCGAACTCACCGTAGTTTTGAGTGATTGCTAAAAGCGCCAACATTAGAGCATCATGAGCGTGATCCATTGCAGAACCAGCTGCCTCAAAAACTGGTCTACCAGTTTGAGTGGTTCTCACTACAACATATGATATTAACTGCATGTAAAGCTCTTCGTCTGACTCAGGTATGGCTAATCTTTCGTTTTCCAAAAACTGCCGAAGATTATCAACCATAAATGGCTTCATTTCTTTTTTAACCATCAACTTAGTGTACGGATCTCTCACGTCTACACTCTCAGCAAAAGAGACTCCTTTAACTTTATCTCTTAACATAGACCTTGGATTTTCTACTCCATACTTTTTAAGTAGTTCGACTTGAACTTCTCCGAAACCACGATCTACGTAAATATGCTTAGGATTAAATATTTCATTTAATTGAATAATTCTATCAACAGCTTTAGTTAGAGTATATTCAGATCTGGCTATCTCTTCTCTGTAACATATTTTTATTTTTCCCCTAAATCTAGAATCCTCATAGGAGTCTGAACATACTTCTGTAACAACTATATTGGTACCTGCACCGTATTTGTCCCAGTCAACTCCTATTGTATGAAAAGATCTTGCTGATGTTATTTCTGGTACATACATCCACGAAGGAGAAATGAACGCTTTATCAACAAATTTTCTAGGATAGACACCCTCAGAATCCTCTCCCCAATCTGCTTCAATTTCATGCCTATATCCGCTTGGAGAGTATTGCTCCCTAAACTCTTCCTCCTGTTCCTTAGAGAAATATGGGTTGCAATATGATGGAAACCAAAATTCCTTAAATCTAGGTGATCTGCACCACTCCCAAAATCTTTCTCTTCTACCTGTAGGCGTAGATGCCCCTATTAGAACTTTATCAGGCTGATCTTCTGCTGTTTTCTGCAACATAGCGTAAAGGGCATCCAAGTCATCGGCGTGCATATAATCCATCTCATCAAGAATAATTAAGTGCGCTTCCTGACCACGAGCTACGTCTGATTTTCCACCACTACGCATTCCTGAGGTAAAGAATCTGATTGTTGAGCCATTAGAAAACTGGATCATAAATTGAGGACTTGTAACTTTTCTCGTAATTGAATTGGTCACTACTTCATTCTTGGAAGCTATTCTAAGTATCTCTTGATAAATAAGTTCTACCTGAGTCTTCATTGGTGCAATAACCAAAGACCTGCCATCTTTATGGGTGTAGCTGTAGTGAAGCAATTGGACTGCTAGACTGAATGTTTTTCCGAGTCGACGGCCAGCTCTTAAAACTTTTCTTAGTGAGGGATCTCTCAAAATTAGTATTTGATAAACTCTTAGATTAGCTTCCAAAAATTGTTTTGCCCAAACAACTGGATCTTTTGAAACATGTAACTGTCTTTGATGTTCTGCGCTGATTCCGTCGGCCAAGAGATCTAAGTCAACTTCAAATGGTTCATCTATTAAAAGTGACAACTCTCTATTAGTTAGTTGCCTTTCT